GATACCTGTGTCGTAAAACTCAGGACCTTTATAGCCTAACAAAGCGTACTCGACCTGATTTGCACGCAAGCCTTGCTCACGTTGCGCTTCGGTGCGAGTGTCACGATAAACGTTGAACCTTCCGCCTAGGTTGCCTACTTTAGCAACGCCAACAGGTTGAGTGTTGACGGAACCATTGACAGGCATCCAAGTAAACTCGGGAAGCATCTCGAGGATCGCGCATACTGCGGGGCTGGCAACAATAAAGTTTGCTGCTCCACGGCGATTGCGGATCGCGATACGATTTGCTTCTACGATGAGTTTAGCGTAAAGGTCACGGTTACGTTCTGCCATCCAACGTCCATCGGCTGTTTCAGCGAACCAAGCACTGTAACCAGCGCCCTTTCCACCTTGAAGTGCTGTTTGAATCATGCGAACAATCATCTCACGATCGATCTCGGCTTGAAGCTCGTAGCTCATCGCGTTGGTGAGCTCGGTGTCGATATCGATACCGTTCATGTTCTTCAAGTCTTGTTCGAGTTCCACACTCCAATTAGCAGCAAGCCTGCGCGTTCCAGCCTCAACAGCTGTCTTTTCGAAATTGACTTCGATTGTAGGAATGTTACTTCCAAGTTCGAATTCTCCGAGAAGAGCAGCGACACCAGCGTCTTGATCCAAGCTAGAGAAGGCTACATCGCCTTTCCCTGTTGTGAAACCAAAATCACCAGATGTCTTTGAGATGTCTGTGCCACGTAATTTAGCATTGGAACTACCTGTGAAACGGGTATCAAGATATTGATATCCGAGTTCACCGTCTGTACCATTGCCAGGTAAACTTGTTGCAGTGTTTCCATTCACGCCATTGCCGGGTAATCCTGCTGCTTCACTATAAGCTTGCGTACCTGCGGGACCCTTAGTACCAGAGGCAAGACTTCCGTCTTTACCATTGGCATTAGTTTCACCAAGCATGTTCGTTGTGTACTTGTAGCGGAGAGCAAAAGCGAGCCCGACAGGACCGCTCATGGGCTGAACACCAACCAATTCGTTAGTCAGCAACTCTGGGAATGTACGACGAATCATCGGGATAAGAATCTTAGGAAGACGTGAATCTCCAGCAGCATAGCTGTCTGAACCTCCAGGGTAAGCTCCACCAGTACCGCCTGCGTTAACAGACCCACCACTGAATACTCCACCAGTTCCTCCGCTCACATTAGCCTCGTTGACGCACCAGGACTCTTGGTTTTCCAAAAGCATGGCGGTGTTGAGACGGGTGTGATCATCCTCGATAGGTGCAACGTTGTCCGAATTGTAGTCGAGTACTGGACCCCACTTTTCGAGCAACACTCTTGCACGACTTTCATCGATATAAGCTTGAGTTGGTTTAATAACTTTTGACATATTGTGTTTTCTCCTTGACCTTGTTACTCAGGTATCGCTACCTCATCTTTAGTAAATTAATATTTGCCCAACTCTCCCATGTATGAGTTGAACACCGGATCTGCATCCGGGGCATCCAAATTGCTTGCGCTTTCCTGTACTACAGGTGCTTGTTCGGTTGATTCTACAATCACATCAACATTTTGTTTCTTGGTGGCGCGTGATTTACGTGCTTCGGATCTCAAGCTGTGTCTGGCTTGATCGTCTTCTTTTTCAAATAGTTTCACGGTGTAATCGAAATTCTCCACGATGAATTCTGCGCTTTTGCCGTCCAACACTCGTTTGACGTATTCTTTTTTGCGTTCAGGTAAACCATGTGATTTGCGCTCCAGTATGAGTTCCGCTTGAGCACGGTCAAGGTTTTCCTTGAGAATGGAATTTTCTGTCTGAGCTTTTTTAGCCACTTGTGTGCGTTCCACAATCTGTTTCTTTCCGTCTTGTAATGCGCTTTTGACTGATTCTTTAGCCAGCAAACCATCAACTGCTAACACCTGCCGGAGTTCCTTCAGCACGCTCTTAGCACGTTTGTTGTTGACTGCTTCTTGCAAATGTTCTGTAGGAATCGACTTTTCAACATACAACTCAAGATAGTTGCTGATGTTGTCAACCAAGCTTTCTTTCAAAGTTACTGCTTCTTCGTTCAACGCGGATTTGTACCGCTTCACAATCAATTGTAATTTCTGAGCATGGTTTGTGTCTATCGCTTCAACCAGATGTTCCAGCTTGGTGCAATGATCATCGTCGATCGCCTCCAGTAATTTCTCTAATTTAGTAGCATATGTATCATCCTGCTCAACTAGGGCTTTTTCTACATGGAGGTTGACACGCTCTTGTACAGCGGAGTCAAATGCTTCTTGAATTTGACCCAAGCTCTCTTCTGTCAGAATGTCTTTTGTGACCTCCTTTAACATCTCTTGGAATTTTTTGTTTTCGGAACTCATGATTAAAAAAGTGGTTTCTTCGCGACTGTTGCGATTTTCTTGCGGATCTTCTCATGTATGACCCGTTGCAAGCTTTTGTTAGCAGCGGAATAATCTTGTTTTCCTAGCTGCTTTATAAAAGTAGTTATATGTTTTCTCTCTGTATTTGATGGTTTCATCTTAACGCTAATAATTATTTAGTCAAGCACGCGGTTAATTTTGTTTAAAAACCTACAAATTTGTTCTTTGAGGTAATGATCCAGGTCTTTTCTTGGTAGATTCCGGATGCCCTGTTCAAAATCTTCGTATGTTTCACTGAAACTACCATCTTGTGTTAGTACAAAGTTTTTGCTCTCCAATATACCATTCACAAACGCTTTTGGGAAACTTGGGTCTGCAACACAGTCGATCGCCACCAGTCTCATCTCTTTGACATAATTGGCGTCTTGTTTCTCTTCTAATTGACCTAACGCTCTGCTGCTCATGCCTAGTTTCACCCCATCCATTATCAAACTTCTCATGATCTGGCCCGCGGGAGTGCTCAACACTTGTGATTTACCATGGAAAATGTTACCGTTTTGTTTCAGTTCAGTCACCATGTGACATGCTTTCTCTGGATTCACCTCGGCGCTTGTAGGGTGGTTCAATTCACCTAAAGATCTCTTTTGTTCAACCATCTCTTTTATATAACGGTCAACCTCGTTGCACATCTCACGTTCTTCATATATACGGCCATTTCTGTTCTTTTCTCCAAATTGCATGTACGGTCCACTCACGAACAATTTGCTGTCAGATTTGTCGTTTTGCTCCTCGAGAATGTACTCAAACTCGTGCATGTCAGGTTTTTCCACTAGTAACTTAAATGCCATAATATGAGTATTTAGTCCGGTAATCTAAATTACTACTACCTTTTGTTACTAGGAATCGCGTAAAACCCTATGACCATGAACATTAAATCTACGAAACTAGCCAATAACAAACCACCGGTCAAGTTGAATGTCACCCATTGTGTATCTCCCATGAACCAGCTGAGTATACCTCCGCTAGGGTCAGCTGGTTTCACAATTTGATATGTGATGTCCGGATTCAACGCGTAAAATATCATCAAATAACAATATGTGAACGTGAGAGCCAGGAACAATATTCTCCGGGTTGTCTTGACAAACGGGTCACTTCTGGTCTCTTTCTGACTCTCTGCTATCATTTTGAGTATGTTTTCATCTCTAGCAGCCATGAGTGTTCTGTCCACTTTGCGCTGCTCTATCCATGCACTGATCAGATTTGCACCAATCTTGATACCGGCTCCTATAATTGTGTTTAATACGCTTCCGAACATATGATTATTTAGTCTTGTTCTTCATGTTTGAAATTTTATCACGACAAACCTCAAACGTATAGTCAGCGAATGAAAGTATCAGTGGTGCGAAGCATATTATCAAAATAATCACACCTATGAACATTATTATGTCGTTGGTCATGTCATATGAACCGGGGTTGATGTTGTTCTGAGTTGGGTGAGTGTCGACCGGGGTCACAAAAGGTACGGTAGGTTCAATATCAACGTTTGACACCGGGGGAGATTTGTGGTGCTTCACAACCGATGATATACAACCGGTGAGCAGCAAACATGTCATCATTATGTATTTCATACAATTATTTAGTACGTTTGTTGAACAATTCACGTTCAGTTAAAATCAAGAACTCGTATCCTTGCTTTTTACACCATTGTTGCGCAGCAATCCATTTGCTTTTGTTTTTTGCGTAGGTGTATTGTTCATAAATTATGGTGCTCTTTTTTTTGTTACCATGCGGTTTAGGTGGTTGTGTCTGCGCGTATGGTTTTATCTCGATCAAGTATTTTGTTAGTTTGCCTCGCTGTCTCATGGTGATGGTGTTGTCCACGATGTACCGGCGAGGTTTACCATTACCAATACGATATGGTATCACCACGTTCTCGCTGTTCCATTCCACAACATTTTGATTCAAGTCACACCATCTAAAAAATTTTAGCTCCCAACTGCTACGATATGTTGGATATTTTTTACCGGAATATTTGTTGTTCACCGGCTTGTAAATACCTTGTTTGAATCTCTCGTCCTTGTGATACATTATCAACCTACAAAGAATTGAGGTGGTGCGCTGTCTCCAAGACCTGGGGCCACTTCGTACAATTCTTTTTCCAGTCGATCACGTTCCTCTTTACCTTCAGCAACTAATGATTCACCGTCGATATTGCCTCCACCTACAAGTCCTGTCCCGTTGAATTTCCCCCGGACGCGACCCACCACCATTTTGGTTAATGCTAGAGAATATTGGTACACCCACATGCTTTTAACAAGATCTCTCACAGGAGCTTCTACATAGCATGCCACTAGCCCATAATAACGATTTCTAGGTTGAGGTGTGAGTTTCATGTATTGTGTACGTTCATTGAACTGTATACCTGGACGTGTACATAACAGTTTCTCTCTTAATTCCAACCATTCTTTCATGGCGTACCAGCTGACCAGATCAAAACCGTAGTTGCCCATGGAGTAACTGAAATATGTTTGCTGTGCTAGTGATTGTTCCAATGTGAAAAGTGTGTTTACACCAGTGTGGGTGCCTTGATTGAAGCTCCACACATCAATGACCTTT